CGAGAACGAAAATGCCCTGAAGTTCGCTGACGTACTTGACGTTGAAGATACCAGCGGTACCATTGCAAGCAATCTTAGCATCCTTTACGAGAGGAGCATAGCTGCTGCCAGCACCAACCTTAATCTGGAGGCTACCAACCTCGATGAACTGTCCGAGGTCGATTGTACGGAAGAACATCTCAACGTATTCCTTATCGCCAGCATGATGAATCATACCAACCTTCTGGTCGCTGATTTCCTTCTTAACAGCATTGTAGCCATCGGTCAGGCCAGGAATGCCCATATCGCTATAACGATACTCGAAGTTCATGCGTGGGTCGTAATTGTCACCACGTCCAGTGCTTGCGAGCATGTGAAGGTCATGGTTCAGATAGTTCTTATCGTACGGATAGCCAGGATACTTGCCAGTAGAGAAGTACGCAGTAGAACTTACTGCATCTTCACCACGACGGTTGTTCTTGGCATAGAGTGCAGGATTGAAGCCCTCGTAATTGAGTCTGTCTTCAAGAGCCCACATAGCCCACTTCGGAGCACCCTCAGGAACGATTTCGTGGTTCACGCCGTAAACCTGGCCAACAACCTGCTGACGTTCCATTTCGTACTCAAATATGGACATTTCCTTAACCTTCTCGGGGAAGGAAAGGGGAGAAATCGTGATACGGCCGTTTTCATCGGACTTAACCTGAGCACCGATGAAGAGTGCGCCATAGGCAGAACCCCAGGGATTCTCCTCAGCCTTATCCTTATACGCGAACCAAGGATACTCAACAATCGCATCGGTGAGAATCGGTCCAGGCATAATGCCGTTGAACGCATCGTCATCACGAGTATATTCATTGCGCTCGAGCATGCCGAGAGGTAGGTTGCCAGGACGAACGTCGTTAGCGTCCACGCCATCCTTCTGAATGCGGCCAGTTTCAGCGTTAACTGTGTAACCAGCTTCACTCAGCATCTCAGCAGAGGTCTTCGTGCCGCCTGCGAACGGACGATAAGCATCCTTCTCGTAAGCGTCTTTAACGAGCGGAGTCCACTCTTTACCAACGTTCTGCATGGGCTGTCCCTGAGAACTCGGCTTCACGATATCGGTAAGAGCGCCCGTAAAGGTCGGATACACATCCGTAGCCTTACGAAGACGAACAGGAACACCGCCGTTTGCCAAGGTAAGAGTGTTGAACTGTTTACGAGATTCGAAATCCACAAGGTCCATGTGCGGGTCAGCCGCAACAATACGTCCCTTCGGAATAACAATCTGATTGAAGCCAACCGCCCAGCCATAACGGAAGAGAACAGGGAGTCTGTAGTCAAACTCGAACTTCACGTTAGGGGTATCATGAGCGGAAACGTTCATGCGGTTAGCTGTACGATTAATGCGCCCTTCTGTTTCGTCTCTATATCCAGGAAAGCCACTGCCGTCGAACATTTCGCCACGTGCGCCAGGCTGGAGGGACTCTTGGGTGCTGTAATTTCCAGGTAGCAATGCCATCTATCATTCACTCCTTATATAATTTTACTCATCGGTTAACGGTGAGCTCTGGCGACTGCCATGAAGATATTCTCCAGGCCAGCCTTCAAATCAACATTACCAGTGTCCGCACTTTCTTTCATAGACTTGCCTTCAGGTGTTTCGCCTGCTTCTTCAGTCATTGAAGGATTCTGTACGGAGCCTGGAGCGGGAAGGTCTACGGAATTAGACTCAGAACTAGATTCTGCCATCTCAAGCTTCAGGTCGTCAATAGAATCACGAATTGAAGATTCCTCACGATTCTTAAGCTTATCGGCATCAAGTTCACCCTTACCAGTCAGCTTACGAAGTGCCTGAAGATTGTCGATAAGGCTTTCCTTTAGGGCAACTTTCGTGCTAGAAAGTTCAGCCTCAAGGCCTTCCTTCATCTTCAGTTCCTCAGCTGATTTCTCTTCCTGAGCCTTCGCGGCTTCAGCCATGTCGTTGACTTTTGTCTCAAGCTCAGCCTTTGCGGCCTCCAACGCCTCAATCTTAGCAGTAAGTTCAGCATTAGCTTTCTCAGTAGCTTCGATTTTCTTCGTTGACTCTGCCGCAGCGTCGGTCAATTCCTTCACTTTGGCATCAAGAGCGCCCTTGGACTCGGTCATGGCTTTCAGTCCAGCCTCAAGGTCAGTAGCTTTTTTCTCAGCAGCTTGGACTTTTGCTTCCATTTCCTTGATATCCATATTGTCTGACTCTCCTTTTCCTGTAGTGTTTATATTTTCGATATTACTATCGAAACTCTCAGTTACCTTTGGCGGGGCCGCCTTTATCGCTGGGTAACTGCGAACATTTCCAGCGAACATGTCACTCGGTACAATAACGTAAGACACTTCTTTAGGTTCCATTGAATGGATATCCCAGTACGCAGTTTCTTTGCCGTACACATGCCCACGCTGATGTTCACAACTAATCACGTTACCTTCATCGTCTAGTTCAATCTGCTTCCCGCAAATAGAACAGCGAACGTCCTCAGCAATTACGCCAATAGAAACAGTTCTATTTATACCGTTCTTTACGTCTGCCTTAGCTTGTTCACCAGGTACGTTAACTGTTAACAAAAGCGCTGGGGTATTAGAAAAAGTATCTCGTGTTTTGTACTCAGCTGATACGACTCTACCAATTATGTCTCCATCTTTCTCATTGTGATGCTTTATGAGAGGACGGGGATATGGTTTAGTCCAGCCAGGGACACTGTTCTTTAAACATCTTTCTGAATAACGGGTATAATTCCTAGTAGCATGAGGCATTGCATGAATTGCCTCAATATCTACCATTAATGAATCAGGAGCTATGTTACTCTCCGCAACAGCTTCAGAAACGTTTATGTTTGAACCGAAACTAGTAGCTTCAGTCATAGCCGCTCCTATTCCGCCGTTTCCATCAAGATATTCATGAATCATTATTGCCAAATCATGTCACCACCTTTTCTTGTTCTAAGCCAATCTTACAAGAACAATAAGCATGAAACGCAGGTATGTCGTCTAAACTAAACTTGTTAGTCTTAACGATTTCCTGGTGCTCTTCTTGGTCAGAAGAACCATCAAAGTGCACGAATACCTCAGGAATTTTCATCTGCTGACAGGCTTTAACGTAACCGTACCAATAAGCTTTAGAAACTATTTCATCAGCAATGAACCGGATACGATACTCAACAACATCAAAGACTGCACGCTTTTCTGTCTTAGTACCATCTTTGCCGATGTCTTTTAGTTTCTTGTGAACATCCTTAAATACCCTGGTGACAAGTCTCTCTATTTTTTCGTCTATTAAACGACTGGAAACTTGTCTAAGAGAATCGGGTTTGTTCTTTGAATCTTTTACAGCACGTTCAACACCCTTTTGCAGTTCTACCGCGGCCTTGGCACGAAATTCCCGAATGATTCCGTCTCTAGCGACTGGCAGTACAACACTAGGCATTTCATCATGTTCAACAATATCATTACGAACTGCCTTCCATTTATTATAGGCAGATTCAAACTTTGTACGGTATTCATGCCTATGTTCTAGTGTTTTTTGGCTCACAGAACCATTATTTACTTCTTCAATCACATTAATACCACTAGATTCTTTTACTTTCATTGTTGTGGTACCATGTTGATTGCTAGGCTGTACCGTAGATGACGTCGCTCTCTGGCTCGTCGTTGCTGCGTCACTACCAGTAGGAGCAGCACCGCCAGCACTCTTGGCTTGTGCTATTGCGAGGTCATGAGGAGTCACAATCATATTCATGTAAAGCTCTTCTGGGTTAACCGCGTCAGAGTCTTTACCAATCTTAATGCGAGCCTCTGGGAACGGAATGAGATTGCCCTGGAACATGTTAAGAGCATGAGTCTCTTTCTTGATTCTAGTTTCGAGATTGATTTCCTCGAACTTAAAATGAACAATGTCTTGTTCATTATACACTGGATTGTAGCCGCCTTCAAGAAGCATTTCCGTAAACATCTGGTCTTCGACAAAAGTTTGGATTTGTCTCTGGAAGAATTTAACTGTATCGTGTTCCTGTTCTTCCATGGAATCAGCATCCTGTTTAGCGCCGCCACGTCCCATCATGCTCGTAGAACAATTGAGTGCGGTAAACACTCTCTGTTCACAGTACTGCATGTACTTGGTTATATCAAGCGCTTCACCATCGGCACCGATAGAATCAATGTGAGTTCTTTCGTTCGTGATAATAACACCGTCGTTGTTTAGTTTCTCGACTTCCTTCTGAGTGTCCTTTATTTCCTGTTCAGTTGCCCACCCCTCAGGCATGTTTTCTATACCAATACGAATATGTGTTATCGGATTAGCGTAACGATACGCCTGAGACAGTGCGAGGCCTTCCATCTTGCGGAGCATTTTTACGTCCTCAATGGCGGCTGAAATTCTGGGCTGACCGAACGCGGAATTACCGTCCTTATCAATGTAGAAATGAATAACGTCAGTGCTCTTAAAAGACTTTTCGTTATTTCCTACAGATTGTTGATAGTTCTTGACCGTGCCGTTTTTGTCTCTCTTAATCTTAATCGTAGTGGGGTCCATTCTGAAATAACCGCCAATTGGTTTCGCGTCCCAGATACCTTGAGCCTGAATTCCACCCATTTGGGCAGTATCAACTCTGCTCTTTACGAGAAACGCGTTAGAATATCTGACTAAGTCTTCAGCGATTCCCTGCAAGAGAATATCTATATTGGTTCCCGTTACGAAACTCATCATGCGAAGTCTTTGACGAATATACTCAGCGGCAGCGTCGTTATCTGACACAATAGAATACCCAGCCTTAAAGATTAACTGTGAATATTTCTGTGTAGCTACCGCAATATAAGAATCAGCAGCTACCGCTTCCTTTATTTGGGCAAGGTCATATTCTGGGTCTTGGAAATCACCAGAATCACTCTCTCCGCTAAAGCCTACGGCCTTAATCTGGAAGTTCTTAATGTTACCATTGGAAATTTGTTGACCAGAGGTCTTGCCTCCACCACTGCTAGGAACCTCGCGAATCTGCAAGGATTCCTCGGTCTTCTTTCCGAATAAGAAACTCATGAGACTCACGAGAATTCCTCCTTCAGCTCTTCGGTAAATACGAAGCATGCATGTTTTCAAATTTATCAAATACTGT